ATGAAGGTGCTCGTATTCCAAAAAAACCAGGACAACCAGATAAGTCTGATAAGCACTCAGATCTCTATACAGATGAAGATCCAAAAGGAACAATTCATGGTCTCGGTTTTAAAGATGTTCAGACTGCAAAACAGAGTGTATCAAAAATAAGAAACTCTGGAAGATCTCATGCTCATAAAATCCAAGCAGCAATTGCTATGGAGCAAAGAGCAAGAGTGGCGGGAAAAACTTCAGAAGCTGCTGTTTACAGAAAATTCATTAACTCGATGAAAAAGAAAACAAAATCAATGAATGAGGAAGGTCTCCGTGATTGGTTTGGCAAATCCAAATCAAAAGATGGTAAAGGTGGTTGGGTTAATGTTGTAACTGGTGGCACTTGTGCGAGTGATGAACCTGGAGAAGGAACACCAAAGTGCGTCTCCTCTGCAAAAAGAGCAAGTATGACAAAAGCGGAAAGATTGTCTGCCGCGAGAAGAAAGAAAGCAGCAGATCCTGGGCAACAAGCAAAGACCGGTGCTGCAAAACCCACTTATGTTTCAACAGATTCCCCAAAAAAGAAAATGAGCGAAAATTACAAAGCAATTGCTGATGGAAAAGAAAGAGATGAAGAAGGATATATGGCAAGCACAGAAATGGATACAATTAATAGTGCTGTTAAAAAATTAAGAAAAAATATTAAAAAGGGTGACGCACAATTGCCTGCATGGGTTCAATCTAAAATCACCAAAGCAGCAGATTACATTGATACTGCAGCAGACTATATGGATAGTAATGAGATGTCTGAAGAGTCCGATAAAAAGGGTAAAGGTAGTGGCACAAAAGATGCTTGCTACCATAAGGTTAAGTCAAGATATAGCGTTTGGCCCTCTGCATATGCCTCTGGAGCACTCGTAAAATGCCGTAAGGTAGGTGCTGCTAATTGGGGTAATAAATCAGAGTCTATGACTATTGATGATATTAATGGTAATCCTTCCTTCGAAATTACTGATCTTATTCAATCAGATCCACTAAAATCAACAAAAGGTATCGTGGATAAAATTCTTAACGAGGCAGGTAAGAAGTGTTGGCCTGGTTACGAAAAAAAAGGAACACAAACTTTATTTGGTAAAAAATATAATCGTTGTGTAAAAAAAGAAGAAAAGGATAAGTGTAATCATACTCATAAAGGTGAAGAGTGTCCTATTCACGGTAAAAAAGAATGTCCTGCTATAATGGACGAAGCGGTTCGTATTCCGGCACAAACTGGTAACATTATTCTTATTAATTTGAATTGGAGAGGTAAGTATTATATGATGAGAATGTTCTTTCCTCACACCACAAAACCAAACCGACGTGAGGTTCAAGATCAGATCGAAAAAGTCTATCCTGGAGCAAAGGTTTTATCATATCAAGTTTCTGACATCAAACCAGGAGAACTTCTGATTCAAGTCACTGAGGAAAAACTTGATGAAGTTGCAGCATGGCAACGCAGTGAAGGTAAAAATAAGTCAGGTGGTCTTAACGAAAAAGGACGCAAATCTTATGAAAGAGAAAATCCTGGAAGCGACCTTAAAGCACCTTCAAAGAAGGTTGGAAATCCCCGCAGGAAGAGCTTTTGTGCCAGAATGAGAGGTATGAAGAAAAAACTAACCTCTGCAAAAACCGCGAGCGATCCTGATTCCAGAATCAATAAATCGCTTAGAGCTTGGAACTGTTGATTTAAATACTTTGTTATGAGTGAAGTTTATCTTGGTAATCCAAATTTAAAAAAAGCAAATACACAGATTGAATTTACTCAAGAGCAAGTTCTTGAGTTTGTAAAGTGTCAAGAGGATCCTGTTTATTTTGCAAAAAACTATGTAAAAATTATTAATCTTGACTCTGGTTTAACTCAGTTTGAACCTTATCATTTTCAAGAGAAGTTAATTAATAACTTTCATAAAAACAGATTTAATATCTGCAAAATGCCACGACAGACTGGTAAATCCACAACTGTCGTGGCATATCTACTACACTATCTTATCTTTAATGATAGCGTTAATATTGGTATTCTAGCAAACAAAGCAGCGACCGCTAGAGAACTGCTTGGAAGGTTAGCAACTGCATACGAAAACTTACCAAAATGGATGCAACAAGGTATCATAGCATGGAACAAAGGAAACATCGAGTTAGAAAATGGCAGTAAGATATTGGCAGCTTCTACATCTGCGAGTGCTGTCCGAGGCATGTCGTTTAATATCCTCTTCCTCGACGAATTCGCTTTCGTTCCAAACCATATTGCAGACTCGTTCTTTGCATCTGTTTATCCTACTATTACTTCTGGCAAAAGCACGAAAGTCATCATAGTTTCTACTCCACACGGTATGAATCATTTCTACCGCATGTGGCATGATGCAGAGAGGGGCAAAAATGAATATATTCCTACAGATGTTCATTGGTCTGAGGTCCCCGGTAGAGATGACAGATGGAGATTACAAACAATTGCTAATACCTCCGAACAGCAGTTCAAGATTGAATTTGAATGTGAATTTTTAGGGTCAGTAGATACACTTATTGCTCCAAGTAAACTTAAAAATTTTGTTTACGAGCATCCACTAAAAAGAAACGCTGGACTAGATGTTTATAATGAGGTTGAGGAGAATCACGATTATGTAATTACAGTTGACGTTGCTAGAGGAGTCAGTGAAGATTATTCAGCATTCATTGTTGTTGATATCACATCTTTTCCGCATAGAGTTGTAGCAAAGTATAGAAATAATGAGATCAAACCGATGTTGTTTCCAAATATCATTTATGAAGTAGCAAAGAATTATAATGGTGCATATATTCTCTGCGAAGTAAATGATATTGGAGATCAGGTAGCATCATTGTTACATTATGACTTAGAGTATCAAAATGTTTTGATGTGCTCTATGAGAGGTAGAGCAGGTCAAATTGTTGGTCAAGGATTTAGTGGAAAGAAAACTCAACTTGGCGTTAAAATGTCCAAAACGGTCAAAAAAGTTGGATCGCTCAATCTCAAAACAATGATTGAAAGTGATAAACTTTTATTCAAGGATTATGAAATTATTTCTGAGTTAACAACATTTATTTCTAAACATAATTCTTTTGAAGCAGAGGAGGGATGTAATGATGACTTAGCAATGTGCCTTGTCATATACGCTTGGTTAGTCGCTCAAGATTATTTTAAGGAACTCACAGATCAAGACATTCGTAAAAGATTGTATGAAGAACAAAAGAATCAAATAGAACAGGACATGGCACCATTTGGATTTATTGAGGATGGATTGGGAAATGCAAGTTTTGTTGATTCGGAAGGTGATCGTTGGTTCACTGACGAATATGGGGACATGTCTTATATGTGGGAATATAAATGATGGAGTTAGATAGTCAGATTAATCTAGGTCATTTACTTCTTGTTGATAGAAAATGTAGAGTATGTGGAGAGATTAAAAATCTTGTTGATAGTTTTTATAGAACTAGAAAAAATAGAGGAGCAGTAGCGTCCTCTTACTCTTATGAGTGTAAAGAATGCACTGTTAAGAGAATATTAGACCAAAGAAAGTTAAAACCTCCCTTTTGTAAATGGGAATATCCTGACTGGTAGTTCGCGTCACGTTTCCCCTGCGAAATAGTTGTAAATAATAAATATTTTCAGATAAACTGAGAATTTTACGGAGAAAAACATGGCTACTCCTCAATTATCTCCAGGCGTACTAGTCAGAGAGGTTGACTTAACAGTAGGAAGAGCTGATAATGTTTTAGATAATATTGGAGCGATTGCAGGACCTTTTCCAATTGGACCCGTTGATTACTGTGTCAACATCACTAATGAGACAGATCTCATTAATGTATTTGGCAAACCTCTTTCAACTGATGCTCAATACGAGTATTGGATGAGTGCAGCATCTTTCCTTTCATACGGCGGTGTTCTTAAAGTAGTTAGAACTGGTGGTTCGAACCTTAATAACGCAAACGCTGGCGTTGGAGTTGCGTATACATCAGTTGATATCGATAACTATGATGATTATAACAATAACCATGCAACGGCAACAGATTTTACATATGCCGCAAAAACTCCAGGTTCTTGGGCAAATAGTTTAAAAGTTTGTTTTATTGATGATCAAGCAGATCAAAGAATTGGAATTACAACCACAAGTTTAGCAACCGCTGGCGCAACGATTGGTGCTGGCGTCACAGCATTGCTTTCTAATGTCGTATTACCAAGCGCAGGTGCAGGAACAACATCAGTATTCAGTGGATATCTAAAGGGTATCATTACTGGTGTTAGCACCGATGCAACCAATTCAGCAAGCACAATCGATGTAAAAATTGTTTCCAGAGTATCCTCTACGGGCACTGAAACCAAAATTGATTATGCTGAGGGATCCGCTTTATTCTCATATACCACTTCATCAAGTTTGTTCTTTGTGAATAGTGTTGGGGTCAATACTGGGTTATCCGCAATAACTCCCTTTACTCCCGCAACAGTCGTAGACTGGTATGATCAACAAACACTAGGTCTTACCAACTCAACTATTTTCTGGAAAGAACTTGCGCCTAAACCAAGCACAAATAAGTTTTCTTTAGATGCTCAGGGTTATAATGATGCTTTACACATTGCTGTAGTTGATGATATTGGATCTATCACAGGAATTAGAGGAAATATACTCGAAAAGCATATTAGTCTTTCAAAAGCGTTCGATGCGATTTCAAATGTAAATGCTCCTCAAAGAATATGGTATGAAGGATACTTAGCAGATTTTTCTGCTAACATTTATGCAGGTGGTAATCCATCTAATGCGGCAGATTCCTATCACGGCACATTCCCTAGAGCGACTGGATTTACAACTTACTCTGGAGTCAAGTCTGCATCATTCACGCCTATCCCAACTGGAGATGGTCTCTGGGGACAAAATGCTCAGAGTGTAACATTTGCTGCTATTGGAAATGTTTCATACACTCTTGGCGGTGGTACTGATTATTCAGGTGGTGTTCCAACAGTGGGCAGTAATGGTGGGATGAAACCAACATTAGGTAATTTAATCACTTCTTACAATTTATTCTCTAATAAAGATGAAGTTCCACTCGATTACATTATTATGGGGCCTGGATTTGATAGTAAGTCAGATTCTCAAGCAAAAGCAGGTTTCTTGATTTCACTTGCAGAAGCAAGAAAAGATTGTGTCACAGTGATTGGACCACACAGAGGTGATTTAATTGGACTTACTAATACAACCACTCAAACAAACAATCTAATTGACTTTTTCAGCTCACTAAGTTCTTCATCATATGCAATATTTGACAGTGGTTACAAGTACACTTATGATAGATTTAATAATAAGTTCCGCTTTATTCCAACAAACGCTGACGTTGCAGGTCTAATGACTCGCACAGCGATTGTTGCATATCCTTGGTTCTCTCCTGCAGGACAACAGCGTGGAATCATTAATAATGCTATCAGACTTGCATACAACCCCAATAAAGCGCAAAGAGATAGATTGTATCCAGCACGAATCAACTCTGTTATTACTTCACCTGGAATTGGAACTCTATTGTTCGGTGACAAAACTGCCCTTGGTTATGCGTCAGCATTTGATAGAATTAATGTTCGTCGTTTGTTCCTCACAGTGGAGCAAGCACTACAAAGAGCTGCTGAAGCTCAACTCTTCGAATTGAATGATGAACTAACTAGAGCAAACTTTAAAAACATTGTTGAACCATATCTTCGTGATGTTCAAGCGAAGAGAGGATTGTATGGATTTTTCGTTGTTTGCGATACTACAAACAATACTCCTGATATTATCGATAACAATGAATTCAGGGCAGATATCTTCCTGAAACCAACAAAATCTATTAACTATGTCACACTAACCTTCGTTGCCACCAGAACTGGTGTTGCATTTGAAGAAGTCGTTGGTAGAGTTTAATTTAGTATCTAAATAACAAAAGGAGGACTTAACAATGGCATCAACAAGAGAAAACAAAACAATCTCTCAGTTTAAGGCAGCGATGGTTGGGGGCGGTGCTCGCCCTAACTTATTTGAAGTTGAACTAACCACTTTACCAGACGGAATCCCTGGATGGGATGCTGACAACTTTAGATTCATGTGCAAAGCAGCTGCACTTCCAGCACAAAATGTAGCATCGATTGATGTCGCATTTAGAGGAAGAAGTTTTAAAGTCGCTGGAGATAGAACAATTGACCCTTGGACGGTCACAGTTATCAATGATGAAGGATTTCTTTTAAGAACTGCTTTCGAGGCATGGTCAAATCTGATTGCTAACCTTGATACAAACCTTGGCGCAACTAGTCCTGATGCTTATATGAGAAATGCAAAGGTTTATCAATTGGGTAGAGGTTCAACTTTAGCTAGTAGAGACAGCACAGGATCAGCGAATACTGTATTGAAGGAATACGAATTTATTGATATCTTCCCAACAAATGTATCTCAAATTGATGTATCATATGATAGTGGAGATACGATTGAGGAATTTACTGTTGAATTCCAAGTTCAATCAATTAAGACCACTGGAGCTGGCGGTCCAAACGGTTAATAAATAGGTTAAAGATCAACTTAAAATAAATTATGGCAAAGTTATTTGGGTTCTCAATAGAGGACACTGAACCACTATCTCCTGATGCGGTTTCCCCCGTTCCTCCTAATAATGAGGACGGGGTTGACCACTATATGAGTAGTGGTTTTTTTGGATCATATGTTGATTTAGAGGGCGTATATAGAACTGAGTTTGAACTTATTAAAAGATATCGTGAAATGGCACTTCATCCAGAGGTCGATGGTGCCATTGAGGATATTGTAAATGAAGCAATTGTATCAGACACAAATGATACACCAGTTTCAATTGAATTATCAAAACTCAATGCGAGTGATGGTATTAAAAAGAAAATTAGACAAGAGTTTAAATATATTCTTGATCTTTTAGATTTTGATAAAAAATCTCATGAAATTTATAGAAATTGGTATATTGACGGTAGATTATATTATCATAAAGTAATTGATCTAAAAAATCCACATGAAGGAATTCAAGAACTTCGTTACATTGACGCGACAAAAATGCGTCATATTCGTCAACAAAAAAAGAAACCAAATGATAAAATTGTAAATATTTCATTGGTAAGACCAGATAATCCAATGGATTTTGATTTTCCAGAGATAGAGGAATATTTCATATATAATCCAAAATCTGTTTACCCATCAACAAATCCAACTCAAACAGGCGCCAGTCAAGGAATTAAGATTGCAAAAGATGCAATCACATACTGTACCTCTGGTCTTGTAGATAGAAATAAAGGTCAAACTCTTTCATATCTTCACAAAGCGATTAAAGCTCTTAATCAACTAAGAATGATTGAGGACTCCTTGGTTATCTATCGTTTATCACGCGCACCAGAAAGACGAATCTTTTATATTGATGTAGGTAATTTACCAAAAATTAAAGCAGAACAGTATTTACGTGATGTTATGATGCGCTATCGTAACAAACTAGTTTACGATGCGAATACTGGCGAAATTCGTGATGATAAAAAATATATGGCAATGCTTGAGGACTTTTGGCTTCCTCGTCGTGAAGGTGGTAGAGGAACTGAAATTTCTACTCTTCCTGGCGGTCAGAATCTAGGAGAAATTACAGATATTAACTATTTTCAAGAAAAACTCTATCGCTCTTTAAATGTCCCCGTGTCTAGAATTGGCGGGGAAGGTGGATTTAATTTAGGTCGTTCATCTGAGATTCTTCGTGATGAACTTAAATTTAGCAAATTTGTTGGACGCTTGAGAAAGAGATTTTCAAACATGTTCAATGATATGCTAAAAACACAACTCATTCTTAAAAATATTATTACTCCAGAGGATTGGGAGGTCATGAGTGAGCATATTCAATATGATTTCTTATATGATAATCACTTTGCAGAATTAAAAGAAGCAGAACTATTGAATGAAAGAATCACAATGGTCGGAGCAGCAGAACCATATGTAGGTAAATACTTCTCACAAGATTATGTAAGAAGACAAATTCTACGTCAAACTGATGAGGAAATTCTGGAACAAGATAGTTTAATTCAAAAAGAAATCAAAAATGGAATTATTCCAGACCCAAATGCTCCAATTGAACCAGAAGTTCCAGTTGATAATAGTGGAGCAGCACAGATGGATCTTGGATCTCCAGTCATGGAGCCCAATCTAGATGCTCAAGGTGCAGCGACTGAAGCGCCAGAAATTCCTAGAGGTGGTGAAATATAAATATTAACAGTCATTTATTGATGAATTAAAATGGAAGAACTTTTAGATATGATTGTCACCGACGAATCTCCATCACAGATTAGTGACAAAATTAAAG